GCGAAGGCGTTGCCGAACTTCTCGACCCCGTCTTGGGTCTCCTGTGTGGCGGACAGGATGGTGGTCATGCCGCGAGCGATGCTCTCGGTGGCCTGCCCGGTGACGTTGCTGATGTTGACGACGGTCTGGGCGAAGGTCTCCATGCCCTCTTGGCTCTTGATGCCCGCTTCCGAGGCCTGCTTGAACAGCGAGATCACCTGTTCGACATTGGCGTTCAGCGCCGAGAAGGACACCTTCTGCGCCTTCTCCTCCATATGCTCCAGACCTTCGCCGGTCAGCTTGGCGGTCTGGTTGAAGCGCAGCAAGGCGACTTCGGTCTCGGCCCATGCGCCGATGGTCTTCTCGTTCAGCTCACCGGACGCCCAGATTGCGCCAATGGCTTCGGCGGCCTCCTTGGCGTTGGAGACCAAGGTGCGCAGCGGAGCCTCGGTGCCTTTGACCGCCTCGCCGTGTTTCTGGACCTGCGCGGCGGCGCGCTCCTGCGCCTCCCCGTGCTGGAGGACGCTGGTGGTGGCCTGTGCATGGGCGTCGCCGTGGGCGGACACGGCGTCAGCGGCTTCGCGAGCGGTCTTGCTCAGCAGCTGAAAGTGACCGTTGACCAGCTGTATGGCGTCCGAGGCCTTATGGGTGAGGGCCTGCAAAGCCTCCGTGGATATGCCGACCCCAGCCATTTGTTGCTGGTAGGCCTTGAGCTGATCGACGGTCACTCCCGTCATGTGCCCCATGCTCTGCATGGAGGTCAGGAAGGTGTTGAGAGAAGCCGAGCCCTGATCTTGGACTTTGAGGACGAAGTTCAGATCATTAGCCACGGCTATCTCCTTCCAATCGCTCCTAAGCGAGCTTCTTGATTATTCTTCCGGTTGCGTTCGTCATCGAGCGCGTCGTCACAGTCGCGACCGATGGCGTCCATGGCCCGAAAGACTTCCATCGCAAAATTGGATTGATCGACCACCGCGCCTTGATCAGGCAGAAACCCTTGCTTGTACATGCCGTAGAACAGGAACATCCGGCTCCACAGCTGGGGGTTTCGCTTCAAATGTTGGCGGGGGCAGGCTTTCAAATCCTCCCCATTCAGCTGGACGAAGCCATTGGCGGCGTTCATCCAGCGCACCTCCACCTCACCGTCTTCCTTGAGGAAGTCGTAAGGTTCGGCGTCACAGCCCCAAGCCACCTGATTGGTGCAGCCCGAGCATTGGCGCTCGGGCATCAGGCGTATGGCGGTCACGCCGTTTCGGAGTTTTTTTCCAGCGCCGGGGACACTTCCGAGATCGTCTTGATCTTGACGGACAGCTCTTGGATCAGCTGAATGCCGAGCTGGTTCATGGTGGCGTCGGACACCACGGTATAGGGGCGGCCATTGACGACGGCGCGCTGGGTTTCGAACTTGATGGCGCTGCCCTTGGCGTCAGTGAAGTTCTTGAAGCCCTTGAGGCCGTGGCGCACGCTCTCGATGTTGGTCTGGTTCATCCGGGTGGTGATGCCGACTTCGTCCGAGCCCTGCTTGCCGACCATGACCGAAGCGTTGTCATAGATGTGGCCCATCAGGAACACGTCGAGCGGGCCGACCTGAAACACGGTCGCGCCTTCGCCGACCACTTCGACCGACTTGAAGCCCTTGCTCTCGTCGTCGGCGTCGATCAGGACTTTGTTGTAGGTCTTGGAAGGGTCTTTGTCGGACACGTAATCGACGGTGTCCGCGATGGTCATTGCAATGAGGGCCATGGTGTCTCTCCTCTGCTGCCGGGATGGCTGCGTATGGACGAGGTCACGGTAAATCGAACAAGGATAATTGCAATTGATTGCACAAGCGCCGGTATCGCTCTTGCTCCGACACCGGAGGCGGTTCGGGCTGGAGGACGGCGGCTTGGGGGGTTTCGAGCTTGTCAGCGACGAAGGGGCGCACGGCGGCGGGGGCGTGGGCCTTGGCAAGCTGGTGGGCGGATAGGTGGGTCAGCTTGACCCCGAGCAGGTCGGCGGTCAGCTCGCCTTCGGCGTTGGCTTTTTGGACGACATAGACCTTGGTCTCGTAAGCCATGGGAGCCCTCTCATGAAAAAAGGAGGAGAGTTTTCACTCTCCTCCCTCTCTTCCCTTACGCGCATGCCACGCAAAGATTAGATCAGCACGAAGAAGCATTCATCGTCGCCGTTGGACCGCGCAAAGCGCAGACCGGCGTCATAGACCAAGATGCCCTGACGGTCGGCGTAGGTCATGCCGCTGTACTGGACATTGGGGGCGATGAACCACACCGTGTTGCCCGTCTTGGTGCCGACACGCATCTGGAGCGGCATGCGCTGCGCAGCAGCGAACTGGCCCCAGAAGTCGTTGCTGGCGACGGTGTCGGCTTCAGGGTCGATGCCGCCTTCCGGTTTGCGGTTGACGATGCGGATGCCGATGTAGCCGTCCGAGGACGACACGTCGGGCCGGATTTGGATGTCGTTCTGCTGGTTGAAGGTGAACTTCTCCACCACGGCGTGGAAGTCGTTGATCTCCAAGCGCGCCAGCTCGACCTGCGACGGCAGGGTCAGTTCGAACACCGGGGACGGGTTGGAGCTGTCCACCGGCTCGACGAAGGTGCCGGTGAACGTCCACTTGATGGTGGCGAAGTTACCGGCCTGCGCCGTCAGCTGGAAGGTGCCGAACGAGCCCGGCATGGTGTGCAGCACGCCGTCTTTGTGCAGGCCGATGGTGACGCTCTCGAAGTTGTCCGAGCGCGGCTTGAGGGTCTGGCCAGCGGGAGCCAGCCACAGCACGTAACGGTCGCCAAGGGCGAGGCTGCCGGTCCACGTCAGGGTGACGGTCGCGCCCTTGGTGCCCAGCGTGAACGGGGTGCCCGAGGTGACGACGGTCGAGGCCGTGTTTTCGCCAGCGGTGTCCGAAGACACCGTGATGTGGGCCGCGCCGGAAAGGCCGCCCGTGGTCACGACGAGATCGTAGTAGATCATGTCGGTGTTGGTGGCGGACGCCGCTGAGGTGGTGAGAGCCACGCCGGGATTGCTCGGTTGACCGACCGGGTAAGGGCCGATGATCGAGGACGTGGCCGCCGCCGACAGCGCATAGCCGCAGGCGCGGAACAGGCGGGCGATCAGCGGGGCGTCGGTGATGACGCCAGACTGCTGCATGCCGTTGCCGCGCAATTCGGTCTCGAAGTCCACCGAGGCGATCTTGCGCCCGATGATGAACGGCATCGGCGACAAGTCGTTTCTGACGAAGTTGCGCTCCAGCACGTTGGGCTTGATGTGGAACTGCGGGTTGCTGACGAGGAAGCCATCGTTGACGCCCAGCGTGGCTGGGGTGCCGTAGGTGGTTTCCATGGCCGCCTGCAGTACGGCGCGGCGAGTGAGTAGGACGGACATCTTGTTCTCCTGAAACTAGGTTGCGAGGATGCCCGTATCAGGCCGCGACGACGTGAAGAGCGCCAGCTCCGGGGGAGCCTTGGTTCATGGCGGCGTTCCACGTCGCAGCGAGGGTGGCGACGTTGGCGGCGTAAGCGGCCAAGAACGCCGTGGCGTCGGCCAGCGCCAGCGCGTTGGTGCCGGTGCCCGAAGCCGTGACGGTGGCGATGGTGGCGATGGCGAGATCGAGCGCATGGCTGCCCTGATTATAGGCCAGCGGGGCGACGCCGATGGCCGCCAGCACTTCGTTCGCGCCGCGCGTGAGGCGGGCGAGATTGTCCTTGGCGGCCTTGAGAGCGCCGACCGAGGAGACGAAGTCAGCCGCAGCCGAACCCGTGCCCGAGGTGCCGGTCTTGTCCTGCGCCGGGATGGTGTCGGCGGTGGCCTGCGTGCCAGCGGTGCCGGTGAGTAGGGCGAGGCCGAGCAGGGTGCGGGCGGTGTTGATGGTGTTCTCGATCACCAGACCGGCGTTCTGGATTTTGCCGAGCGAGGTGTTGAGGGCCGCCGCCTGCGCGCCGCCCGCCGAGGTGGCGTCGATCTTGACAGCCGGGATCGGCGTGTTGACGAGAGCCGAACCAGCGACGCCGGTCGAGTTGTCGGTGAAATCGTGGACGCCAGACACCTCGATCTTGAGACGAGCGTTGTCGATGGCGAGGCCGCGCACGATGGCGGCGAGGGCGTCGCTTTCGCGACCGAACACCTTGGAGGTGCCGACGAACTGATCCTTGCGAACTTTGATGGCGGTCATTGGAGCATCTTCCTGTGATGCGCCGGTTTTATCCGGCTCCAGCTCCCTCCTTGAGAAAAGGGGGGCTTCGCTTCGGTCTGTTCACCGGAGGCTAGGCCCCCTAAGTCCATAGGGAGGAAACGCCCGAGAAGGGCATGCAGCTGACGAGGCGTTCGCCAGTCGCGTGCAATCAATTGCACATGGATCAGGAAGATCAACGCCGCTGTGGCGCGGCGGTATAATGCGGAGACAGGCTTACTTGTTGCCAAACTGCAGATTGGGCTGACGCGGATCGTTCTGGGCGGTGCGATACTGGATGATCACGTAGCAGACGCCGACCGCCGAGCGGTCCCAGTAAGTCACAAGATCGACCTCGGAGCCTTGGGTTTTGGTGTCGATAGCGAGGCCGCCCCACTGGCGGTCTTCCATCACCCGGCGCTGCACCACCGTCAGACATTGCTCGATCATCTCGCCGGGGTCGGGGTCATCGCGGTTGACCGTGACGCGGAACTCGATGTTCACCTGCAACCACTTCATGACGTATTGGACGCCGAACTCTTCCTTCTCAGGACCGGCGACGACGCCGAGCGAATAGCGCTTGCGTTGGTCGGTTTCCGCCAGCTTGCCCAGTGCGACGGTGCTGAAGACGATGCCGTAGGGGTCGTCGGTGGGCGCGTCCACAGTCATGCTGGCAAAAGAGGCTTGAACGGCCTTGAGTATTTGCAAACGAAGGCTGTTCTGGTTGGGGCTAGGCATGGTTGAGGCCTTTCAGGACGGCGGCCACCACCGCGTCGGCGGCGTGATCGACAAAATACGGCAAGCCCGCTTGGATGGTCTTGCCCAAGCCGAGGCGCGGCGGGATCGTGACCTGCGACTTCAGGACATAAAGCGGGATGATGGTCGAGCCGACCTTCTGGAAGATGATCAGGTTGCCCTTCTTCGACTTGGCGACGAAGGTGTTCTTCCACTCTCGCGCCGAGGCCTTGAGCGGCACACCCCGGCTGTCGAGGGCGGCGGGCAGCGGGATGGTCAGCAGCTTGCCCTTGGCGTGGATGGTGCCCCCAAACTCTTGAATGGAGGCGTAGGGGATGCCGGGAGCGCCGATCTGGCCCTGAATTTGGTCGAACACCGTGCCCGACACTTGCACCGAGCCGAGGATGGCGTTGGTCAAGGCCCCCGAGCGTTTGGACAGAGTGATCTCGGTGGTGCCGCCCGGCCATGAGCCGCCGTGACGCTGAGCCAGCGCGTCGGCGACTTGGTTCAGGTAGTCGCGCACCTCACCCGCCAAAGCCTTGGCGGCCTCTTCCCAACTACCTTTCAGGGTGTTGGTGAAGGCCGCGATGCCCGCCGCCGCGTCGGTGAAGCGCTGGTTATTGAATTCGAACTCGATGATATGGTCGGACATGGCTTACAGCGGCAGCAGGGCCAAGGGGGCGTAGCGCAGATGGCGCGACAGCAGGCTGTTGAGTTTGAGCCCCATCATGCGTTTGTCGAGCTTGATGGCGGCTTCAGACAGCGCCGGGCTGTCGGCCATGTCGAGCATGGCGCGGGTCTTGGCGGCGGACTGTAGCCAGCCGGGCACCGTGGTCAGATCATAGCTGGTGGGGTCGGTCCCGCTGACCGGAAAGCCTTGGGTGTAGTTGATGCGCACGAATTGGCGGCGGTAGGGGGTCAGGAAGTCTTTGCCCACGCCCCGATCCATGTCCCAGATGAGGTTATTGGTCACGTCGGTGCAGGAGCTGGGGTCATCGAGGCCCTGCATGGTGTCCGAGACGAGCACCGACGCCACCGCGCTGACCATGCCGTAGTTGAGCCGAAACTCAGTCTGGACGGCAGGGCCATTGCGGTACGGCGGATCAGACACGAAAAACGTGTCGGACTGGATGCTGCTGTCGAACTCGGTGTTGAGCAGGGCGGCAAGGACATCGGTGGCGGCGTCCAAAGCCTGCGTCGTCGCGACCGTGATGTCGGTCATGGCGTCGAAGCCCAGCTCAGCAATGATGTCGGAAACAGCAGCAAGCAGCATGGCGTCCTCCTCAGACGGTGATGGCTTCTTCGGCAGGCTCTTCCTTGGCGGGGGTCTTGTTCAAGGCTTCGAGGGCCTTGTCCTTGGCCGCCGAGGAGCGGGTGATGCGCAAAGTCTTATGCGCCGAAACATCGGCGGCCTCCAAGGTGCCCGAACGGTTCTGGCTCAGGGCTGCGTCCCGGTCTTCCGCCGTGATGGTGAAGCCGAGGGCGGCGCTGAGGGCGGCCACGGCGGGCTTGCCCAGTCGGTCGAAGTTGGCGTCGTCGTCGGCGTCCAGCTCGTCAGCGGCGGCGATGATGGCTTCGCTGAGGGCGTTGCCCTTGGGCTTGATCGACAGATCAGCCTGCGCGACGGCGCGCTCTTCGGCCCCGAGGCGAATGCCGCGCACCTTGAAGCGAGGGTTGTCCTCGTAATGCAGCGCGATGGCGTTGGTGACAGGGACGACTTCGCCCTGCTTCCACGAGCCTTGGGCGTCGGTGAGGGTGGCGGGATAAAGCAGTTCAAGCGTAGGCATAATGCTCTCCATAGCGGGGTCAGATATAAGTTTTTCCCAAAATAACGGCGCTGATGCACCGCTGGCTGACGCCGTACTTTTTGGCCAACGGCACCTGCCCGAACTCTTTCGATCTGGGAACATACAGCAGCCTTATCGCAGCCGCTTGAGAATTCGTCAATTTGGCATTGGTGTGCGCCTCCCCTTTGGTTGCAACCACCACCCTACGACCTTTTGCGTCCATGTCCTTGATGTTGTCTGCTTGGGTGCCCCATAACAGGTGTGATGGGTTGCAACACGGCGGGTTGTCGCAGGAGTGCAAGCACTTTCGACCGTCAGCAGGCTCGCCTGAATGAAGCTCCAAAGCGACGGGATGCGCTAAGCGATGCTTCTTCGTGTCATCGTCCCACACCATGCCGTAGCCTCGGGCGTGTCGGCCCTCTAACCAAGGCCAGCAGGCATCAGGCCCTCCAGACTGGTCTACGTGATCAAATAGGTCTTCCAGCTTCATACGATCCTCCAAAAGAAAAAGGCAGCCCCGGAGGACTGCCTTCTTTTGGATCGCTTGTCTAGCTAATTATACAGTCAGACCGAGGCGATGTTTTCGTAGGCGACCAGCGCGGCGGTCTCTTCGACCTGAAACGCGATGCGCGCCGTCAGGACGATGATGTAGACGCGGGCCGAGATGTCCTTGTCGAACTCCATGCTGACCTGACGCTGAATGCCGAAAATAAAGTTCAGCGGGTCGGTGTAGAGGCCGTTGGCTTCCGGCATCAGCGCGACCGGGACGATGGGCGAGCCGTAGGCGTAAACCGGGCTGTTGCCCTGCACCATCTGGTCGCCCAGAGCGGTGCCGCGATCAGCGAGGGTGTCGCGGTATTCCGTCTCGTTGTTGACCGAGATGAAATGGTTCAGCGCCGCTTTGTTGCGCTGATACTGCGACGGCATGGCCTTGAGGCCCTGCTTGAAGATCGACTTGTTGAGCGAAGCGCCGCCCGCGTCGTAGACGTTGCCCTGCGTCTGGCCGAGCTTCTGCCAGCCGTCGAGCTGGGAGAGATAGGCCTGATCGTCGGCGTCCGCGCCGTTGGTGTAGGCGGTGTCGCCGAGCAAGCCCAGCTCTTCCATGTCGAGGGCGGCGCGTTCGGCGATCAGGTCGATGATCGTCTGGCGCAGACCAGCCGGGCCGGTGTTGGGCAGCTCATTGGTCGCGACCGAGGCGCGCTCAATGTTGTCTTCCATCACGTCATACGGAATTCTGACTTCCGCGATCTGCTCGGTGGTGTTGAGCTGGATTTGCGAGGTCGTCGGCTTGGCGCGACCGGCAAGGGCGGTGCCCGAGGTGCCGGTGGCGGTCAGAGCGACAGCCGAGGTGGCCTTGCGCAGGATGCGCGAGCCGAAGCCGATTTTGTTGATCTTGCGCTGGGGCGAGACCATTTCGACCACGCGGCAGACGCGGATCAACGTCGGCTGCTTGATGAGTTTGCGAATGAACGCTGCGCCCTGTTCGGCGGAAAGCGTACCACCGTTGGAGGAGAGGTCCGCGATGGCGATGTCGGCCTTGCGGAGCAGGCTGCTGTTGCTGGACATTGGTCTACCTTTCAATCTTGTTGCTGCACTGTTTCCGCTTACGCGGTCCTGCGGGTGTAACCGGTATCGAGAAGCGCGGGAGCGCCATCGTCGTCACCCTTCTGGGTGTGCGCCTCATGGTCGCCGAACGCTTCGTTGAAGACGGTCCCGCCGAGAGCCGCTTCGGTTTTCTTCGCCTGCTCTGCCACGCCTTCGACGCGGCTGCTCAGACCATCCACAGTCTTCTGCATGGCCGCGAGGCCTGCTTGGACCGATTTCGAGAGGGCGCTCACCGCCTGCATGATCTCCTCGCCCTTGAGGGTCTGGACATCCTTGGACTGCGCGCCTGCGCCCGACTGACCTTCGGGCTGGTTGCCCTTGGTCTTGGCGTTGGCAACGGGGTCTTCACCGCCCGCGCCCTGTTCGTCATTGCCAGCGACCGACTTCTGGGCCTTTACGCCAGCCGGGACGCCGTTCATGTCGAGGGTTGCCCCGCCGACCGTGCCCTGCGTGCTGGGGATGCCCTTGTCGCCCGCCGTGCCGCGACGCTTGGCCGCTTCGCTGTCGTCGGGGGACTGGGCCGCGCCTTCGCCCGCCGCGCTCTCGCCCGTGATCTCCTTGGAGGTCACGTCGATGGTCAGGGCCTTCTGGATCAGCTCCTGCGCCTGACGCAGCAGCTCTTCCTTCTTGGCTTTGGCCTTGGCCGGGAGGCCGTCGTCGGAGCCCGAGGTCTTGCCGTCCGTGGTGCCCTGCGTGTCGGGGGTGTTGTTGGCGTCGTCTTCGGTGGCGCGCGGCGTGGTGCCGGTGCCCTTGCCCGCTTCACAGCCCGCTCCGGTGCCGTTCTTGCCGAGATCAGCCTTCTGGGTCTTGGCGTTCTCGTCGCCGTCGTTGTCGCCCGTGGACTGGTCGTCGTCGGTGCCGCCTTCAGCGGTGAACGGCTTGGCCTTGCCCTTGCCGAAGCCCTTGAGCACCTGATCGGCCTTCATGGCTTGGATCGGCAGGCTCTTGCCGAGCACGGCGACATAGTCGTTGTATTCGCTCGTGGCCTTGGTGATGGCGGCGTAATCCGCGCCCGCTTCGTTGATGCGGTCATGGAGCATGGAGGTGGCGAGCGAGATCGACGCGGCGCTGTCGCCCTTCATGAACGGGCTGGCAGCCACGTCATAGTCGCCGAAGCTCTTCTTGAAGTTCGACACCGCGATGGCGATTTCGTCGGAGACCTTGAGCAGCATCACGCCTTCGGCGATGTCGGCGTCGGCCTTGGACAGGGTGACGATGCCGCCCTTCTCTTCGGTCTTGAGCAGCTCGACGCTGAAGTCGGCTTTCACCAAGGCGTCCTTGAGGGCGGGAATGTCCGCGCCCTTGCGGCAGATGAAGGCGATGACGGCGGGACTGGCGTCCGCCTTCTGAAACAGTTTGCGACCAATACCGGCAAGGTCGATCATGGGTTCATCCTCGGATTTGGTGAGACGGAACGGGATGCGGTTTGCGCCCCGCTTGACGAGCGCCACGAAATTCACGTCCGTATTGGTCAGCTCAGTTGCGTTGACTTCCCACTTTGGCATTTGAGCACACCTTCAACGAAAGAAAATCTGTGGCTGTGATTGTTGGTTGGCTCCGTGACGGTGCCGCGCTCAATCTTGTGGATATGACCGTCTGGACCGGGGTTGGTGCAGCCGCCCAGAAAGTTGCCCTTCTGGTCGTAGCGGACGGTGAAGGCGTGGCTGTGGTTGCTCGCTTCGATGGTCTCGCCCTTGAGCAGCTCAGGCATCTCGATGGTGTAGGTGGTGGGCGTTCTCACGCCGAACCCATCCAACGAAAAGCCGTTCAGCTCCCCGGATTTGACCAGCGACCACGTCGCGGCATCAGGCACCTTGACACCCATCACCCAACTGCCGGGGATAAAGACCGGGTCGTCGTCGCGGGCGATAAAGCTCTCGACAACGTAACAACCAGAGGGGGTCTCGGAGTGGTTCAGGTCGATGTTCGACGTGATACCCTTCCGCAGAAAGTTGTAGGCCATCTTCTTGATCTCGTCAGGCGACATGAAGTCGCCCTGACTGTCAGGAAATCCCGGCGCGTACACTTCCCCGAACACCACCTGTTCGTCCTTGTCGAGTTTCTTGATGGAGACTTCGTCATGGACCGCTGCAGTCTCGGTCGCGCGGAGGCCCCAAGGAGCGAAAGCTCCCTTCAACACCCGCACAAGTTCAACTTTAGCCGCCACTGCGCCGAACCCTCAATCGTTCGTCCTCGATGGCGACAACATACAGCAACGCCGGACCCACTCAACATTCTGTGCAATTGATTGCACAAAACGGTGTCATGAGTGATCCGGCGTTTTTGAGGTTTTCTTAGCGTCTATCGAGGGGGGCCGACACGTCGTTGGCGACTTGAACGCTGGCGCTGTCGGAGCTGTCGGGCTTTATGTCGCTGTATTCTTGCTCTTGTCCCGCTGCGTTTTGGCGCTTGGTTTTCGGCTTGCCGACGTTGGGGCCTTCGGTGATGTCTTCCTTTTTGGCGACGTTCTGGGCTTTCCAGTTGTCGATGATCGCGCTGGCGGTGTCGTAGTCGCCCTCCTCGAAGGCCGCATTGGCTTCCGCAAACACCACGGGGTCGGTGACTTCGAACTGCGCCCAGCGCAACGCCTCAATCGACGCCGCGTCCCAATCGGTGATTTCGGGCTCGGGCGTCGCGGCGCTCACGGTGGGGGTTTTGTTGTCGGGGACTTCGTCTTCGACGGCGGCTTCTTCTGTGCCCAAGGCCTCGTGGGGCTCGACGGTGGAGACCAAAGCCAGCATGCCGCGACAGTGGGGATGGTAAGGCGGCGAGCCGAGACCCCCGGCCTGCAGCTCGGCCTCGGTCTGGGCTTTGAGCGCAGAAACGCTGGCCTTGGACTGGCTCGGCCACGGGGCGAGGGCTTTGAGGGCTTGGGGGTCTTGGGTTTGCAGCGTCTGCATCAGACGGCTGTATTCGGACTGCACCTTGAAGCGCCGCCCGTGCATGTAGCGACAGACCGGGCAGGTCTTGTCGTCGAGCACTTCATTGACTTGGTACTCGGTTTCGCCGCCATCGGTGGCCTGAGCGAGAAAGCCCAAGGCGACCAGCCGCGAGGTCGTCATGTTGGCGGCGAGGCTGGCGTGAACCTGCCCGCCGTTCTTGACGGCGTCATTCAGTCTTTGGGCAAGGGATAGTTCGGATTTTCGAGCTTCTTCTTCTCGAACAGGTCCGCCAGCTCGTTTGCGTAGGCTTCCGCGAAGATGTCGTCGCTGAAGTCCTGCGGTAATAACGGCTTGGGCGTAGCCTTCTCCGTGGGAGGTTTGCAGTTCGGGTCGGGGGTCGCCGTAAACTTCGGCATGAGATGTCACCTTTCTGGCAAGAGTATTATACACTTTGGTGGGGTTGCTGCCAATGGATTTGAAGTATGCCGGGGGGATCAAGCGGCCCGTAGACGCGAAACGACCGAGCATGCGGCGGTAGGCGACTGCAGGGGACACCTTCAGATTGACCAGATGCACGTCATAGCCGTGCTTCTTCAGCTCTTGGATCAGCTTGTCAATGGAAGGGGCTTTGTCGCCGACACGAGGCAACAACAAATTATGCCCTTTTTCGATCTGTTGCGCCAGTATTTTCTTGGAGATGTAGCTGCTTTCTTCGTGCACCGCGTTGGCCCCGACGCCGCCCCGGAATTCCGGCAGCACGGCCTTGGCGTCGTCGGGATCGACGATGGCGGCATGCTCGCTGACCGCGATCTCCTCGGACAGTTTAGACTTGCCTGCAGCGGGCGGACCCAGCACGAGAAAGGCCTGCTTGTTGGCCTGCACCCTGCCATCGGTCGAGTAACTCTCGGCCTTGGCGTTGAGGCGCTTGAAGGCTTCGGTGTAGCCCTTCACCGTCTCGCCGCCGAAACTGAAGATGCGGTCGTCCTGCCACGCCTGCGACGGGTTGTCGCCGCCGCCCCACTTGGGGTCATGGTTGGTGAGGGGCGCGGACTGGATCGCCGCGAGGGCGCGCAACAGATGGGGATGGTGATCCAGCTCGTCGGTCGGCGACAGGATGCGGACCTTGCTGACGAAGTCCCGCTTCTCGGCGGCCTCGTCGGAGGTGGCGAACAGGCCCAGCTGATCATGGTTGGGGTTGAACTTCTGCAGCCGGTCTTTGCTGCTCGGCACCCAGTCATAGCTGTGGTGGTCGTGGACGGCCTGCAGGATCGGCTTGTCCACCTTCTGGTTGAGCAGCAGCGCCGCGTGGTTGAGGTTGGCCAGATAGAGGCCTTGGCTCTCCCATCCCATCTTCTCGGGGGTGCCGCCGACGCGCTCGGCCAGATAGATGCGGGCTTTGGAGGTGGTCTTCTCGAAGTCGCCGAGGATGCCGATCAGGCGGACCTTGAGCCCGGTCTCCTCATAGGCCTCCTTGATCGCCGTCGCCTGCAGGCTGAGGCCCTGCTCGACGGTGCCCTTGGGAAAGGTCGCCTCGTAGCCGCCGAACTGGTTGGTGGGGGCGGTCAGCCAGACGCGACCATCGTGCTCGATGATGGCGACGCCCGCCGCGTCATGCTTGCCGGGTTGGCTCTTGAACGGTTGGAAGAGCTGAGGGTTCTGGCCGCCGACCTTGTTCCAGCCTTCGGGGGTGGTGGGGGCGTCGGTCCACGGCGCGAAGGCGACATGGTTCAGCTCGCCCTCGACCGGCTTGCCCGGCGTGAACACCGCAATGTGCTTGGTGTCGGCCAGCTTGGCGTAATTGGTGGCGACATTGGGGCGCTTGATGATGACGGTCTTGCCGTTCTCGTCGAGCTTGGGGTGGGCTCCTCCCGGCGCGATGGCGAAGCGACCGAGGTCGTCGTGGTTGGGGTTGTTCTTGATCAGTTTCTTGCGCTTCTCGGCTTGCTCGGCCTCCAGCAGACCGCCCGTCTCGTCGAGCTGCTCTTCGGTGAGGTCGTCTTTGCGCAACGGGTCGTCAGGCTGACCGGAGCCGTCTGTCATCGCCCACTCGGGCAGCAGGCCGACCTTCTGATCGGCGAAATGGGTCTCAGCCGACGAGGCGTGACGGTTCTCGGCTCCGTAAGGCCCGTAATTCACCCAGCTGTTTTGGCCGCGCGTCTCGGTGGTCATCGCCAGTCGCGCCAGCGGCGAGAACATGGCCGAGTGCGACCGCCATGCGTTCTCCTCGCCGTCCGCGCGAAAGCCGTTACCTTCCTTGATATGCCCGAAATAGTCGTGGACGATGCGGAACACGTCGTTGGCGCACATGCGGTGGCCGCTGACGGTCAGGCCGGTGTCGGCCAGCAACGGGTTGTTGGCCACGTCCACGCTGTCGTCAGAGCCGAAACCGGAGGAGGTCGGGAACACCCACAGATGGTTGTTTTTGCGCACGTCCTCGGTGGCCAGACGCGGCGAGGCGGCGTAAGGGTCGCCGTCCTTGGCGTAGTCGATCCACTCGATCTTCAGCCCGGTCTTGGCGACCGCCTGCCACTGCGCGACGGCCTCCTTGATCATCTGGTCGTAAGCCGCTTTGACTTTGGCGTCGTGCGGCGCGTCCTTCATCTCGTCGAAGGCGGCGGCGATCTTGGCGGCCCGCTCGGGATCGACCTTGACGTAGGTGTCGGGGGGATTATAAGGCAGCCCGGCTGCGCGCATGTAGTCGATGGCGCACTGCCGAGCGACCGGCAGCGGGCCGATGGTTAGTTTTTCGCCGTTGACGGTGACGTTGGTGGGGAGACCTTTGAGCGGAGCCGTAAGATCGGGCCGACCCGATGCCGCCACCCCGCCAGCGCCTCCTGAAACGCCTCGTCCGTCTGAAACTGGTCCCGCTGCGGCTGCGGCGGCAGGTTGATTTTCGAGCTGTCCATTTGAGGCTCCTGATGCGGACGCGAACTGGCCGCCGATGGGCGAGCCTGCAGGTTCGTGATTGGGGTTAGACTTCTGGACGTGGGCAGTTTCGTCCTGCTGCTCATACTCAGCGATCAGGGCGTGCAGGTCGGTGCGGATATAGTCGGCAGCGTCCTGCTCCAGACCATTCTCCAACAGGTTGAGCGCGCCGTCAATGGCGTTGTTGCGGAGCTGGGTGCCTGCTTGGGAGATCGCCAGCTCGCCGAAGTCGCCGGTGACGTGATGCGCCCCGAAACAGACGGCGGCCACCGCCAGCTCCTGCAGGCGGGGGCGCACGTCCTTGACCATGTCGTTGAGGCTGAGACGGTCGGCAGCCGCGTGGGCGGCTTGCCAGTTCTTGGCGGCCAGCAGGGGATGCAGGGTGGCGAGCAGACCTTGCGCGATCTGGTCCCACTGCTTGTGGAGGACCGCCGCCATCGTCTCTTCGATGGCGATAAAGGCTTGGGGTTCCGCGCGCATTCTGCTCTCCGTGCAATTGATTGCACAGCTTTAACACGCGGCCCCCCCGAGCGAAAGCCTCACTCGGCGTCGGCGTCTTTTCGGAGCAGGCTTTCCACCGTCTCCCGGTCGTTGTGCTGCAGCCCGACATAGGCTTCGGCCTTGAGCACCGGGTCTTTCATCAGGTCGATCAGGCCGCTGTAATGGTCCTGCTCGGCCTTGGCGATGGGCGCGGGCGGCGTGGCCTTGGTCAGCTCAGCCACGATCTCGTGGTAGGGACGACGCGCGTCGAGCGCCTGCTGCGCCCGCTGGCGGTTGCCTTCGTCGCAGGGCCAGCGCCACACGATCTGCTGGGTCGAGACCACCATGTCTTCCGGCAGCGGCGGCACGTCTCCGGTGAAGTTGACCGCGTCTCCGGTGTCGCTGATGATTTTCGTGAACATTAGGTGCTCTCCATGGTGACGATCAGTTTCTTGCCGAAATTCGGCGTCTTGTCGTAGCGCATGCCGACCACGCGCCACAGCGTGCTGCGCGGCAACACGACTTCATATTCGCCATCGTCGTTGGCCGACTGGCCTTTGCCCAGCGCGACATGCACGGCTGGGGTGTCCTTGGTCAGCTTCAGCTCAAACAACACGGCCTTGGAGCCGCCGCCGCCCCAACTGTCGGAGAAGGCCTTGCTGGTGGAGCACGAAATGAAGCCGTGATCCAAGTGACCGCCCCCGGTCTTGATGGCGTCCTGTAGGGCGGCCATCGAGCCGAAGGGCTTTTCGTAGCTGTTGACGCCGCGATAGATCAGTGTGCCTGCCGGGATCACGCCCGCCGTGGTCGCGGTGCCGAGGGCGATGACTTTGTCGGTGACATCGTGCGACAGCACGCGGTTCTGGCGCAGCTGGCCGTTCAGTTCATCATAGCCATGGCCCTTGTAATCTTTCAAGGCGCTTTTTTCGGAGCCGGTCAGCTTGCGCTGGTGCATCAGCGCTCCCAGCTCGTCATGCTTGCCGTCGTAGCTCTTGAAGCCTTCGGTGCTGCAGTTCCCTCGAATGTCGGTGGCGCTCGACGTGACGTTGGGGCCGTAATTCTTCTTGGGCGCAGGCGGGGCTGCCGGGGTCGCGGCTTGGGAGGCGGCGTAGTTCTTGGAGGTCTCGGCGAACTTGTAGGCTTTGGCGGCGCTGCCAAGGATGGCGGTGCTGGACGCGCCGTTGAGCGTGCCCGAAACCACCAGCGACGCCAGCTTCTGGCCCAGCTGGGTTTCGAAGCCATCCTTGCTCGAAGCCATGGCGTAAGCGTTTTCGGCAGCATCCTGCACGATCTGGCTCACCTTCTTCGACAGGCCGATGGTGTCGGCAAAGGTCTCCATGTAAGCGGCCATGGGGGTCTGGGTAACGATGACGGCGGGGCTGGCGGCAGGCTTAGCGGCAGGGGTCGGAGCCAGCGAGGCGTCCAGCCCATGCTGAAACACCGAGGTCCAGCTGCTGCCGACCGCGAGGCTGTGTTCGGACGCGGTCATCAACTTGCTGTCGAGGGCGCGGTCGAGCCCGGCCTTCACTTTATTCGTGAAGTCGGTCGAGCTGGAGGCGGCGAGATAGGCGTTCTCGGCGATCTTGGCTATGGCCAGCTTGGTGTCGGGGCTCATGCCCGCATTGGCGGCGGCGGCGAACACCTTGTTGTAGACGGCGGCACCCCCGGCGCTGTTGGTGACGCTGGAGCTGGGTGCGGGGGCAGCGGGAGCCGCGACAGGCGTGCCGCCCGCTTTGTAAGCGCCCTTCCAATCCATGCTCAGCAGCTTGGTCGTCTCGGCCCCGGTGAGCCAGTTTTTGTTGGTGGGATCATGCAGCGCCGCCGCCATGTTGGTGACGAATTCCTGCGGGGTCTTGGCGGTCTTGTAGGCGCGCTCGGCCCAGCCCGCCGCTTTGATGGCGACGTTGGCGGGGAGTTGCACTTGGCCTGCTGCTGCGAGGACATGGTCGTAGACAGCGGTGCTGTTGGCGGTGGCGTCGATGGGCGGGGCAGCGACCGGCACTGACACCGGAGCGGGCGTTGGGCTGGGGGCGGTATGCCCCCCGGCAGGGGTGAACGCCGCCTTGTTATAGATTTTCTGCGCCCCGACCATGGCGTCGGCTTTGTTGCCTTGGTTGATCACGCCGGTATCGACCAGCTTGTTGAGGCCGATCTCGTAAGCCGTCTTGAAGCTGGAGAAGTCGGACGCGGCGATCAGCGCCTGTTCGGCGACCTTGCCTATGGGGGCGGTCTTGTTGGCGTTCATGCCCCCGGCGTTGTAGGCGTGCTCTTCCGCCGCCATCTGGCCTTGTTCGAGCTGTCGGACGGTGAAGTTCATGTTGGTGGGGGCAGGCGCAGCAGCAGGCGGGGCGGCAGGCGCGGCCTTGCCCCACGTCGCGCTGTTCCACATCTTGTCGAATTCGAGGCCCTTGTATTGGGCGATGGTGATGGCGTTGTGGTGATACTTGGCCGCGACCTGCTCGGCAGCGGCGGGGATGGCGTCGAGGAATTGCTGCTTGGTGGTTGCCCCCTCCAGCGCTTTGGCGGCGATCAGGCCGACTGCTTTTTGCTTCTCAGCGCCCTTGAAGGTGGTCAGGCCCAGAGCATTGGCGGCAGCGACCACGTCTTTCTTGAATTCCGGCGTCACGGCAGGCGCGGCGGCGGGTTCCGGCGTGGTGGGCTTGTTGGTGCTGTAGGCGAACTGCGACCAGTCGATGCCGGTCAGGCCCTTCTCTTCCTTGGCGCTGAGGTTGTTGGTCTTGATGTAGGCGGCGATCAGCGGCTTGATCTTCGCGGCGGTTGCTTCAGGCGGGATGCCCAAGGCGTAAACCCCCGACACCAGCTGGCCGATGGCCTTCTGGTCCGCCGACATCAGGTAGTCGCCAGCCTGATCCACGGCGCTGTAGGCTTGGAGCGCCGCGTCTTGGGCGATCTGCGGGAGGTTGTAGTCAGGGGCTTTGGGTTGCGCCGGGGCAGGAGGCGCAGGCTCGGGGTTGGCCTGCTGGCTGAGAGCGAAGGTGCGCTGGCCGTCCGTGTAGACCTTGTTCCAGTTGACCTCGGACACCGCCAGATCATAACCGCTGCTTGACAGCTCGCCGTTGGTTTTGGCCTCCTTGAGGTTGAGGTTCATGGCGGTGTCGAAGGTGAACGGCCCGGTGATCGCGCTGCTGGACATGGTGGTGGCCACGATCTTGGCCAGCTTGTCCACGATGTTCTTGTCGTCTATGCCGGTCATCAGGACATGGCTGATCGCCTCGTATTGCACGGCGTTGGGCAGGGTGCTGGTGTCCTTGGCGGGGGCAGCCGTGGGCGTCGGGGTGATCGCCGGTTGTGCAATTGATTGCACGGGCGTGCTGACGGCGTCGATGGCTCCCGTGACCTTGTCATAAAGCGCCGGGGCAGCCTTCAGCATCGCCTCGTGCTGATCGCTGGTGATCTTGCCGTCCCCTTTGTGGTCGGCGAGATACTGGTTGAACTTATCGACGAAGCCCTGCTTGCCGCTGGAGTTGAGGAAGGCGTCATGGGCGGTGTCGGCAAACACATTCAGTTTGCCCACCGGCACGTTGAGGCCTATCGCAGCGATGGTGGCCTCGTTGTGCATGGCGTCGAGCTGATCCTTGGGGGGATACAGCGACTTGCTCGGCTTGGGAGCCGCGTGGCCCTCGTTGCCCGCAGACGTGAACCGCCCCTGCGCGTCGTGGTAGGGGTCTTCTTTCAACATGCGGGTAAAAAAGGACATCGCGGCTCTCCAAGGCTGGAGCAGACCCTATCACAGCTTCTTGCTGGACTGGTAGTCGTAGTGGTCCTCCCAGAACCCCGCATAGAGATTGTGGAGGCCGTCGTCCTTCACGCTGTTCTTGAAGTTGTCGTAGTCGATGTCTTTAATTTTGGCCGCGACCAGATCAGCGAGATACCGCTTCCCGACGACGGTGCGATACTTGTAGTCGGTGCCCTTGTTGACCGCGATCTCGTAGCCGGGGAACAGCCGCTCCAGATGCTCGCGCTTACGGGCGCGAACCTTGAGATGGCCGGGGTTGCCCTTGATGGCGACGGCGGAAATAAAAGCGTTGTTGAGGCATATCCACATATTGCTGCTCCTCCATGAGACTTACGACTATAGGCCCTCCCGTTCGAGCAGCGTTAGAACGCGCTCTTTGAAAGCCGTCCATAGGGCTTTCTGATTGGTCACACCTGATGTTTTGAATATACCATGAATTTTGTTCATGTCCAAGGCCTTCAGCGCCACCAGAGCCGTATGCTCGACTTCGGGGTTTTGGGCGAACACGGTGTTGAACACTTTGCCCGAGGGATTGGCCGGATTGCGCAGGCTCATATACTCGGCGGTGTCGGGGCCGTAGTCCTTGGGTCCGCCTTGGGCGCGGAACTCGAACGAGCCACCGGGATCGACATGGTAGAGGTTGCCGCTGGCCTTGCTCTTCAGGATGTTGTCGTGGTCGAGGCCGACGATGTCCCAGTTCTTGGTGATGATCGCCCCGATATACATCTTGGCGGCCTGTATCTTCTGGATGGGGCCGAGCTTCTGGAAGTCGGCTGGGGTCATCTTGGTCAGGTCTTCGTTCCACGCCGAGACCACCGCTTCCTTGCCGTTGACCGTGGCGAGATAGGGGTTTTTGGTCCGCACCGTCAGCTCGTTGAGGATTTTAGCGGCCAGCACTTCAGTGCGGCCCTGCTCGGGGTTCTTGTAGAATTTGACATAAGACTGGACGCCGTCGCCGTCCTTGAAGATGCCGCCGTCATTGGAGCCCTGCTGGCCGCTGACCTTGGTCAGGGTCAGGTTGGGGATGGCGACGCCGCCCACGGTGGCGAAGCGCCCGAGCTGGTCGTGGTTGGGGTTGTTTTTGAGGATGCGGTCGAGCAGGCTCATTGGTCGCCCTTGTTGATGGCTTCGTGGTGGGCGTCGGCGGCGATGACTTCCTTCGAGGCCTTGCGGCCTTTCTTGAGGCTCTTGTCGGCGTCGTCGGGGCGGCTGTCGCGCACCGCCATCGAGGCGTCCTCATAATGCTGAGCGGCCTGCATGTGCTGGGTGCCCAGCGTCCGGTGCTTGCCTCGGGTGAACTCGTCGCCCTTGTTGGCGGCCTTGTTGGCGATGAAGTGATGGTGGAAGCTGGCTTCGAGATGGGCCTGCGCCATGTCGCGCATCGCCGACGACGGCACTTGGCTGGCGTCCTCGGTGCACGAGGAGGAGGCCTTGTTGGTGGCCCCGCCGCTGGAGCCGTCCGCGAAAATCTTCTTGGGGGCGTGATAGGGGTTGCTGGTCGAGGCCTTCTGCAGGCGCTGGAAGAAGGTCATGGCGATCTCACTGGCTCAGGTGGGCGAATTCACGGCGGACTTCGGCGATCTCTTCGGGCGTCGCGGACTGGCCCGTCAGCGCCTCATACAGGCTGATCACGCCCTCGGCGGTGGCCGGGGCGAGATGGACCTTGGCGTCGCCCTTGTGGACGCTGGCCCGGTTGGGGGTGTCCACTGGGGTCATGTCCTTGAAGGAGAAGTAAGCCAGCTGGTTGGCGTCTTTAGCGACCTTGATGGCGCGCTCTTCGTCGGGGGTGACAATGGAGCAGTCGATATAGGCCTTGCCGCCATCGACCCAGCCCCCGAGATAGTGGTCGGGCTGGCGCAGGTCGGTCCAGTTCTCCTTGACGAAGCCCTGCAGCAGCGACGGCTTGAAGGTGCCCAGCGGGTAGACGCGCTCGGTGTCCTTGGAGTAAGCCACGGCGTAGACGGGGTCGCCCGGCTTGGGCATGTCCTTGGTCACAGGCTGGTAGGTGAAGCCGCCTTCGCCCTTGAGCTTGGAGATCAGGTTGGAGGCGATGCGCGAGCCCAGACCGCCAGCGGACCAGCGGCCATCGCCGTCACGCGGCTGGTCAGGTGAGAATTTCTGGAGGCGGGTGAACCAGCTCATTTCATCTTCTCGCTGACCTGATCGTAAGGCCAGAAACGCCCGTTGGGCATCACAAAGCCGCCGATGTTGTGGATGTCTCCGGGCTTGTAATTCCAGTTACCTTGCTGGTGCATCGTGTTTAATGCGCCTTCGTGGTCGTAGCCCGTGTAGACCTTGCCGGTCTTGGGGTCGCGCACGGCAGAGCGAACTTCGCCATTCTCACGGGCGTGATCGAAGGCCCGCGTCCAATCCGCGCCATGAAAGGCAGGGTTGATGCCGCCATTGGACTTGTCTGTCCATTTGCCGTGCGCGTCGCGCGGCTCGTTAGGGTTGAAGCCTTTCTGGAGGCGAAAGAACCAGCTCATTCTGGGCAATCCTATTCTTCGTCGCTGTACGGGGACAGGACGGCTTTGTTGAATTTGCCGCCCATGAGCTTGGCGATCTTCTCGGCCAGCTGGTCGTTGCGGGGAGAATTCATCAGATCATCAGCGCGCAGCGGGCGAACGCCCACGGCGGTCTGGTGCTCCCCCATCGCTTCATACCGGTTGAAATCGGCCAACATAGCCTGCTGGCTCTTCTTCCCCGAGAAGTCGTAAAAGGCGCTGCCTTTCTTTACGACGGCGTGTTGGGCGCGGTCGTCTTTGTTGACCAGCGCATAGATGTCGCCGCCGACCACTTTCTGGAGAGCTTGGGCCGCCAAGACACAGCCGCCGTCGAAAGGCCCGGCGTCAGTCGCGTCGAGGAGCACCGTGTAAACTTGGTCTTTCACCGACGCACCATCCGAGGACCACTCGCCGTTCTCATTGCGGGGCTCGGAGGGATCAAAGCCCTTGGTGATGCGAGTGAACCAGCTCATGGCGTCCTCAGTGATCGTGCCCGCAGCCCGCGAGGGCGTGCATGGTGGCGGCGGCGAGATGGCCCAGACCTTCGGGATCGAAGCTGGTGTCGATGAATTGCAGGCTGGCGGCGTCTTCCTGCACGCGCGCTTGATCGGCGATGCTGAGACCGAGCATGATGGCCATGTTCGACCCCATCTCCTCGAAGTCGCGCTTGCGCATGGCGACCATCAGATCGCGGGCCAGCGACAGGCTGGTCATCTCGCTCTTGCCGACTTTGACCTTGGCCCCGGAGGGCGACTGTGGGCTCGATCCACTGCCGCCCATGACGGCGGGGGCGGGACGAGGCTTGACCGAACCGGGCTGGCCCCCCGTGGCGCTCGGAGCGCCGGGTTTGGGCATGCCCTTGGCCGGGTTGGCGGGAGCCGGGTTGATCGGCTTGATCTGCCCGTTGGGCTGAACCATGTGGGTGGTGCCACCGGGGATCGGCTGAGGCAGCTGGGTCATCGGATCGACCGGGGGCGGGGCCAGCTTCTTGGCCAGATCGGGGGCGGCGTCCGAGACCTTGAGATGAATGCCGACGATCTCGTTGATCGCCTCGACGATGTCCTTGGGCTCGATCTGGTCGCCCATCGCCTGCAGCACTTCGATGCCCTGCAGCTTGAGGGTGGCGTCTTCGATCACCATCGGCTTGGAGCGCAGCTTGTAGTCGGGGAATTTCATTTCCGGCAGCAGGCGCATGGTGATGATTTCGTCGAAGGCGTCGCGCTCCGGTTTGAACACCTGCGCCTCGGCCACCACGTAGGAGGCGAAGGCGGTGGCGAAGTTATAGTCCTTCGACTGCCCGACGAAGATCGGCGGGATGCGGAACGAGCGACGGACGCGCTCTTCGCAGCGCTCGTCATATTTCTCGAACATGCTGTCGGTGGTGCGGTCGCCGCCGAAGCGCTCGACCGTTACACGCGCTTGGGGCGTCTGATCGAGCGAGCCGCCCGAGGGCTCGACTTCGAGGACTTGGAAGCGGTTGTTCTTGGAGGCGGGACCGGTGGTCTTGGCTTCGATGGCCTTGCGGGTCTCCGCGCCCAGCGTGCCGCCTTGGAGGAGAACAAGCACGGGGGGCACACCGCCGTTGTCGAAGAAGTCGAGGTTGAACTCTTCGGCCTTGCGGCTGCCCAGCACAGACGGCATCTGGTTGATCCAGCGCGGCACCCCGTAGGGGGTGTGGGCGTCGGGCAGTGCAATCAAGTGCAAAATCTCGGTGGCGCGCTGGGGAGCGGGAATGCGTTGGCCGTCGCCTGCCCACACCGCCGTCTTCTTATAAAGATCGCGGGTCGAGCCGAACTCCTTGAAATACATCAGCGACACGCCATTGACCAGCTGGCAGTAGCGGCGCTCGCGGGTCATGACTTTGATGGTGACTTGCTTGCCCTGACGGGTCACGGTCTGATCGACCGGCACCGCGTCGTCGAGGCGCAGCATGCGCATCATCTTGGCGTCCACGCGGCGAAAGAACACGATCTCGTCTTGGGCGTTGCGCAGGATTTCGAGATAGGCGTTGCCGGTGCGCTCCAGATCACGACGCAGCAGCTTGCGGATCGCGGTGAAGGTGGTGCCCGGCCACGGCTCGCCGAAGAAGTCCATCAGCTTCTGGGCGTTGGTGTCGTCCTTCTCGTCCTCGGCTTCGTCTTGGTCCTTGCTCTCGAAGTCATAGCCGGTGCCCTCGACATTGTTGACCATGGCTTCGATGCACGGCCCGAGGGCGTTGTTCTCTTGGCTGAGGCGGTCGAGGGTGCGCAGCGGGTAGGGCGGCATGATGATGCCCTGATCGCGGGTCGCCCCGACATAGAGCTGCTGATACTCGTCTTCCGGCTCGAAGGCGTTGCCCTGCACGGTTTTGCCGTCAGGGTTGTTGCCGCCGTTTGGCCCCAAATCTTTCTTCAGGTCCACGGCTCGCCCCGGCTGGGTGATCCGAAAAACCTGAGCTTCCGTCTTCTTGATTTGGGTCTCGGACACAGCATTCCCCTCGTGCGGCTGGCGGATCACACCATAGCCCAACTTCGTTAGGCCGCCAGCTTTACCTTATTCAGGTGCGCAAGGTCTATACCGGCCTCGGCGTCGGCGGGGAAAGACAGTTGGGGAGCCCAACCGAACACGTCGAAGGGCAGGTTCTGCATGATCTCCTTGGCCTGTTGGGTGCGCAGGTCGATCTTGTCGGCGTCGATATAGGCCAGCACCTGATCGTGGACGACGCCGAAAATCTCGAATTCGCCGTTCGGGTAGGCGTCTTCGAGCAGGGCGATGGCCCAGATCATCATGTCGGTCAGGGTGGCTTGCACCGGGCTGTTGATCGCCTGACGCTCGGCCTTGGCGCGCACTGACTGGTCCCACGCTTTGATATGGGGCAGATGGCGGACGCGGCCCAGCGGCGAGCGCACGAATTCCTGCAGTTTGGCCTGCAGCTTCATGCGGTCATGGTATTTGAGCAGGCCGGGATAAAGGGCGAAGAAGGCCTCGCGGATCGCGGTGGCCTCGGCCAGCGTGAACTTGCGGCCATAGGCGGCCCATGCGTAAGCGACAAAGCCTTCGGCGCTCATGGCGTAGAGCAGACCGAAATTGGCGGGCTTGGCGCGGTCGCGGGCGTCGTCGTAAATCTTCTTGAGCGCGGCGTCCTCGTTGTCCTTGTAGCTCATGAACAGGGCGAGGTCGATGTCGGCGATGGAGGCCCCGGTCACGGCGTGGAGGTCGAGCCCCTGCTTATAGGCCTCGATCATGGTCGGCTCGGGGGCGATGCAGGCCACCACGCGCAGCTCGCCCTGACTGTAATCGAGCGCGAGGATGACCTTGCCGGGCGGGGCGATATAGCACTCACGCAGCCGCTTGGCCCAGAAGGTCTTCTTGGGCACGGTCTGGAAGGCGGGGTCTTTGGCTGACAGGCGACCGGTGACGCTGCCGCTCTCATCGTCTTCGTCGTCGTTGAAGCCGCCATGGAACAGCATGTAGCTGGGGTGGAGCCGCCCGTCTGGCCGCAGGTGATTGAGGAAGCCGTCCACGAAGGTCGAGCGGGTCTTGCTGGCGCTGTCCATGGTGGACAACACCTTCACCATCGCCACCGCGTCGGGCACATGCTCGAACATGCGCAGATGGGCCTTGGCGGTCGAGGGCACCTTGTCGCCGTTCTTGTCGGGCTTGGGCGTCCACATTAGAGGCTTGAGGTTCAGGCCGTAGGGGCTGAAGAAATAGTCCTTGAGGATGGTGGCGAGCAGTGGGCTCTTGCCCGCTTGCAGCTGGCGGTCGATCTTGTCGATATATTTCATCTTCATCTTATTGGGCAGCAGCGTCAGGGCCTCTTTCTCGGCCTCCTTGATCGCGGCGTCGAGATCGGTGCGCAGCAGGGCGAACTTCTGCTGATCGACCAGCACGCCCCGGCGTTCGACCTTCTCGAAGGCCCGCGCTGCCGGATGGACGACGGTGACATAGAATTTGAGCAGCTGTTCGTCCGCCGCCAGTTGATCGACCAGCACGTCGGCGCTCTGCTGGCAGGCGTCGGTGTCGCCCCCGGCATAGATGGCGAGGTCGTGGAAGTTGGTGATCTCCCCCATCTTGCCCTTGTCGTATTTGGCGTTGAAGGGGTCGTCATAGCCGCCGATGTCGGTGAAAATCTTGGCGTGCAGGTTGAGCGAGTTGGAGCGGTTCTCGTTGACCAGCGAGCCCGCCAGCAGGGTGTCGAAGTTGAAGTTGGTGCACTCCAGTCCCCACTTCTGGTAAATCCAGCCCATGTCGAACTTGCCGTTGGCCAGTCGCAGTTTGACCTTGGGGCTGGTCAGCAGCCAGTTGATCTGGTCGAACAGCAGCACGGTGGGGTCGTGGGGGACGGGGGGCTTCTGTCTGCCGGTGTAGAGCAGGTGGCTCTCGCCCGCCTTGCAGGTGAAGCTGATCGAGACGATGTCCTTGTCGGGGTAGAAGGGATGGAAGCCTTCGGTTTCGAGATCGGTGCTGACCGCCACCGCCCTGCCCGTCTTCTCGAACTGCTTCTCGATATAGTCGATCACCGGCTGGAAGGTGTTGACCCATTTGTAGTTGCCCAGCGGGGGCATCAGGGTGTGGGTCTTGAGGAAGCGCACCGCCAGCCGCAAATCCCACGCCAGCACTTCTTGTTGGTGGGGTTCGGAATTCACCACGCCGGGATCGAAGGTTAGCATGAAGCTGCCGCCGCCCGACACCGGGAACACCTTGCCGCGTTGGCTGGTCAGGGTGCGGTTCTTCTGCATGCGTCCGGTGCGCTGCAGCCAGCCGAAAGCTTTCATGCCCGCGATCAGCAGCATGTCGCCTTGTTGGAGGGTGGGGAAGTCGGGCTCGGCCTCGCCCTCTTCGGGGGCATAGAATTGCAGTACCTTGTGCTTGGGAATGTCCGGGCGGAACGAACTCAGGGCGACCCCGAATGTCTTCTTCACCTGCTGGGTGTCGGCGCTGGTCAGAATATAGAACAAACCCATCCTCCATGAACAAAAAGACCGGGCTCAAGGCCCGGCCCTCTCAACGTCTGATCCGTGCTGTCAGGCCACTTGCTTCAGCTTGACGCGGCGGAAACTGGCGACGATGGCGGACCCGAGCAGCTGCTTGGCGATCTCTATCGTAGCAGGCTTGCGCTTCTCCAGCCAACCAGCGATCTGGTCCATCTTGGCTAAATCGACGACATGCACACAGATAATTTTGCCGCCTCCGCGATCATCGACGGTGGTGAACACACAGAGGTTGCCCAGAACTTTGAGCAGCACCATGGCGACCGCGCCGATGACATGCGAGCTGACGACTTCCACCGGCAGCTCCAGCTTCTCCTTGCCGAGGGTGATCTTGATCCGGCGCGAGCCTTCGATCTGCCCGCTCTTGTCGATCTCCAGCGCGAGGCCGAGGGTGTCGGCCAGCTCATACATGGCGGTGGCGGACACACGGGGTTTGAGGGCGATGGCCATGGTTTAGAAACTCCACACAATGTCGTCGCCCACTTTGGTGGCGACCCAGCGACCCAGCGTCACCCCGAAATAGGTGGCGACAAACTCAGCTTTGTCTTCGTCCTTTTGCCGGGTGGTCATGATGATCTTTTCATCCGACAGCGCCCCGAAAATCTCGGCGACCGAGACTTGATCGCCGACATTGATAGCGTCGAATTCTGCGATGGTAAGCATAAGGCCCTCCATGGCCGTTAGTGACTGGCGCTCTGCAGCACCGCCGCGTTGGGGAAAGGCGTATCGAACGGCACGCCGAGGCCGAGCAGCACCGCGCCGAGCGCCTTGTTGGCGAGGACCGGATCATTGCCGACATCGAGATGCAGCGAAGCGTAAAGCTGCTTGGCGTGGACAGCGCCGAACACCGCCGCGACCTTGGCGGCGTGCTGGTTGATCTTCGGTCCCTCGATCCTGATCGACAGGCTGCCCCCGACCCAGCGCGCGGCGACCTTCAATTCGTCGTTGCCTGCGACCACATAGTAGCGCGAACCGGCGCTGGTGCCTTGCACCGGCTGATAAAGGCCATAGGCGTCGCGCAGCTTGACGGTCGGCATGGTCTTCATTTCCTTGACCGAACGCACCGGCCACTTGCTGGCAGGGTCAGGCCCGACCGGCTTGGCGATGGGCTGGGCCTTCAGGCCAGCTTGCAGCTTTTCGAGGGTGGACGGCTTGTTCAGAAACTTGGCGTTGTCGGCTGCGACCATGTCGGCAACCGGCTTAGGATACTTGCTTTGGATTTCCGCCAGCGACTTGAACGGGTCGTCGGCGATCAGCTGGGCGACCAGATCGTCCACGTTCTGCTGTTTAGGGGTCTTGTCGGCGAACAGGTCGTCGAGCGCGGGCTCGCCGAGAGGGATATGGGTCGTGACCTTGGTCTGCAGATGCTTGATCGCAAGGTTGACCTTGGCGCGCAGCATGGCGACCTGAGCCATCGACATTTTGTCGTGGGCCAGCTGCAGGATTTCGCTGGTCGCGATGTTGACGACGCACTCGGGCTCGATCTTGCCGGGAATGTAGAAGGTCAGACCGATAGGCGAGGCCTTCAGCGTGCAGACGCTATTTTTGAGCCACTGCGTGAGGACGGGGTCCACACCCAGCTTGAGCATGATGGTGCTCGGGGTGATGCTTGTCTTAATGGTAACGGCCAATTTCTCCTCCATGATCCATTAGCTCACACAAGTATGCCACAAGCGCGGCAGAACGCAAGTCGGCTTGTGCAATTGATTGCACAAAACTCATTCCTGCAGCCACTCATAGCCGGGGGCGGCTTCCCACACCGAGCCGTTGCCCGACATGGGCGGATAGCGGTTCGACGACAGCAGCGGGTCGGCATTTTTCTTGCCCTTGATTTGATCGAGCACGTCCTTGGCCGACTTGTAGGTCTTGGTGCTGTGGTCCTTCGACCCGGCGATGATCTTGACCCCGAAGTGCTGGTTGAGGAACTGCATCTGGCTTTTGCTCTCGACCGCCTTCTCGCAGTAATGCTTGCGGACATAGGTGCAGGCGTCCTTCTCGCCGAAGCGGCTGACCACCGCCGACAGGAAGGTGCCGGTGCGGCCATGGCCACCGATGCAGCCCGCGTGCACTTTCTTGCCGTCCTTGAGCTGGGCGACCGTCCAATCCACCAGCTTGATGAATTCGATGGCGTCGTCGGGGGCGTGCATGTCTTGGATCGGGAAGCAAAACTCGGTGCCCTTCTTCCAAGGCCAGCTGCGCGGCGAGAACCGCATGCTGTGCTTGTCGAAGCCGATATAAATGTCGGCGTCCTTGACCGCAGGGTGCCCGCACGAGCCGCCATAGATCACCAGCTCGCTGCCGGGCAGCTTCAAGGCCTGATGGCTCTCGTAGCAGGGCGCATAATGCTTGGTGTCCTTCTGCTCGTAGAATTCCTTCAGGCCGTAGCCTTTGCCGCCCCCGAAGTCCAAGTTGCCGTTGGCGGTAAAGTCGTCGTCGAACTGCTTCTGGACGAAGCCCCGGATTTCGGCGCGGTCGCCGTGGATGGCGTCATTGAGATTTTTGCGTGCCATTGTGTCTGCCCCTCCATGGGATTAGGCGGCTTGCGCCCTGATGATTTTCTTGACTTCGACGCCGGGCATGACCGTGAAGTGGTTCAGGTGCCAGTTGGCCTTCTCCTCGGCCTCCTTGGCGGCTTGCGCCTCTTCCTTGATCTTCTGCTCGATCAGCGCCTGTTTCTCTTCCGGCGACATGCCGTGCTTGGCGTGCTGCTCAGCCTTCTCTTTCGGGTATTGCTGGACCGAACCCAGCGCCTCGACCACGCCCCAATCGACATACTCGCCGATCTGGTTGGGAAATTCCTTGCGGACCTGACCCATCAGCAAGATCAGATCGCTGTCGGCATACTTGAGCAGGTGCTTGTCCGACAGCACCGCTTGCGGGATTTGACCAGAGCGCTGCACGTCGAGAAGGCGGATCAGGTAGCTGCCGTAATGGTCGTAGAGCATGCCCTTGTTGAAAATAGGGCCACCGTTATGGGCCAAGGTCCACACGGTGTCGAGCATCATTTCCGCCGTGAATTCACCATGGACGAAACGCTTCAGGCAATCCGTGACCACGCCCCACTTTTTGCCGCCATAGCCACCAGACCAGCTGGAATTGTAGAAGGCCCAAACCATGCTATCGACAAACGCGCCGATGGTGGCGTTGGGCGGATTGGTCACGAAGGCCTGATGGATGCTGTGCTCGCCGCCCTTGATCGACAGGTGAAAGTCCGAGACGTTCTTGCCGAACAGGCTGGCCATTTTGGGGCCGTCCTGCGCCAGCGACTTGTTGTGGCGGCTTTCGCGGATGCAAATCAGCAACAGGTAGTGGAAAGCCCTCTGGGCCTTCTCCGACATGACCGCGTGATAGCGCTCCACGGTCGATTGCTCCCACGCCGTAAGCGGCTCCAGCGGCGCGCGGCGCTCGGCGATCAGGGCTATGGCATGGTTCATGCCGTAAAACCACAAAGCCTCGGTTTCCGGCTTGCGCTCGCTGAGGCCGTGCACGTCACTGTGATTGCAGAAACCCTTCGTCGCAGCCGCGACCAGTGCGCAGGGGGTCTGCGACATATCGCGATGGGTGGTCAAAGGGCGTGAGGCGTGAAAGGCAAGCGTGTTTTTAGGATCGTATAAAGCCACGGTCAAACCTCCATGTTTCGTCGGGCTAAATTGATAATACCAGAACGGTGGACCGGAGCAAGAGAAAACGCCCGGTCCACCAAATTAGATCACAGCCACCAGCACCAGCGCCCGATCAGGGTGCGCTTGAACGTCTCGCGCCACAACCACGTCTGCAGCGGCTTCACGTCGAAACGCTCGACATAGCGCTTCTGGGCGACCGTCTCGACGGCGTGAGGGGTGTAGGTGGCCCGCACCTGAGCGACCGGGTCGTCGCAGCCGAAGGCCTTGCACAACAGCGCCATGAACAGACCGGTGCGACCCCAGCCGCCCATGCAGCCGATATAGACCTGCTTGCCGTCGAGGATGGCGGTGATCGCCTCCTTGAGCACGGCGCGCACCATATCGTCGCTCTGATGCGGCACGTTGAAGTCGTGGATCGGCAGGTGCAGATGATGGTT